CACCTTGGTCCAGCCGTCACCGGTCTGGTTGTCCTCCATGTAGGCCCGGTACCGGTTCCCGATCAGGTCGTGGAACCGCTGCAGGACCTTGCAGTCGGTGTTGAGCACGAAGCTCAGCGTGCCCGGGATGGTCAGGGTCTGACCGTCCTTGGACACCACCTCGAAGGGCCCACGGTCGCTGCCGTTGACCCCGCGGAAGTCGAAGACCCGCTGGTTCTGGGGGTAGGCGTAGTAGTCGTCGCCCATCCCGGTACCCCAGTTGATCTGTCGGGTGGCTGCCGGGACGCAGCCCTTGTCCTCGTGGCCCTCGGAGATACCGGAGCCCTTGTGCACGAACACCTCGTCAGCCTGGGTGCTGGGTGCGGAACACCCGGCAAGCGCCAGAGCTGCGAGGATGCCGCCTGCAACTGCCTTATTCATCTTCATTCTCTGCCTCTTCTTCTGTGATTGGAGTCAGTTGCGACTCGATGATGTGCGGTGTTTTCAACGTCTCAAGTGCCTCTTTGTGGCCCTCAAGCGCTTCCTGCTCGTTCGTGTACCGCCTGCAGTAGACCGAGCTGCGGTCCTCGTCATCAGGCATCCGAACGAAGATCATGGTTTCGAAGATGACCGGGTCACCTTCGTGGCTCCAGTTGTGGTTGATGCCGAGCCAGATGGTGGAGACGTCGAAGTCCCCGTACTGGTCGAAGGCCACCCGCCGGTAGTCCATCCAGTTCTTGGAGTCCCCAAGCAGCTCCACATACTGCTGGAAGCTGATCTTGTTGCCCTCACGGTCGTAGATGTCCATGTCGGGCAGGTCGGGGTACTTACGCGCCATCTCCGGTCTCCTCGGGGTCCGCGTAGAAGACCCCCAGGCAGCCCTGGGGGTGGGTGGTGACCTTGAAGCGCTGGGCGTCCAGGTCGTAGTGGTCGTAGATCATCGACCAGGTGGTGCCGAACAAGGACCAGGCCTCGGTGCGGGCGTCCTCCTCGTTGTCGGCCACGATGATGACGTACCCGTCTGGGTGCATGCCCAGGGGGTGTGGGTGGGTGCGGTACTGCACCCCGAAGGTGACGTAGAAGACGTGCTCCCGCGGGGTGGAAGCGGGGATCATCGGCTCTGCCATCGTGCTTCCCTTTCTGTTTAGGGCAGCAAAAAGCGCCCTGCTCCCAGGCCGGGCGTGGCCTGAAAGAGGGCGCGAAAACTTGCGTACCCCTATTATAGCAGTTTTTGACCCGTTTTTACTACTTTATGGCAGTGATATTGCCAGCGCAGCCGAGGGCACCGAGAACTTCTTCCCGGCCAGCACGGGCTGTGCTTGGGGCAGCGGAACCGAGTACTCCATGTCCCCGTTGTACTGGGCGTTCCAGCCCACCACGTGAGTGACCCGGGTAGCGGGCATCCCGGTCCAGGTGATGTCCGAGGTGTTGAAGATGGCCCGTCCGTCCGGGTCACCGAAGACCACCTTGATCCGGGCATAGGAGCCGCCGAAGACCTCGGAGGCGTAGGCCCCGGCGATGTTCGGGTCATCGAAAGCCAAGCCCAGCCAGAGCGTGGTCAGATCAGCCAGCCACAGGTTGATCCGGTAGTCGGAGAACAGTCCTTGTGCCGCCATCAGGCACCTCCTTCAGCATGGAACAGCCTGCCCAGGAAGTAGACCGGCTTGGTGCCCTGGTCGTCGCAGTAGATCATGATGTAGCCCAGCCCAGCGAGCTTGTCCTTGCGGGTCTTCTCGGCCCGGTACCGGTCGAACTGGGTGGCTCCGGTGGTGTCGAAGGACCAGGTCTGCTCCTCGGAGAGCAGCCCGGTCTTGACCCCTCCACGGGACTGTCGTCCCGGCCAGTAACCAGCACCCTCGTAGGCGTTGCCGAAGCCCACCCACAGGTCAGAGCCCTCGGCGACCAGCCGGGCCGGGTTGTTGGTGTCGGTGCCGTCCTCACGCTTGGCCTCGAACGCTCCCGGATAGAACGGGTAGTGCATGGCCGCCTTGTAGTAGGGCTTACGTGGGCCGTACTTACCATCCAGCGAGGCCGGGATCGAGGGCATCGCCTTCACCGTGGTCCCGTTGTTGCCGTAGAAGGACACGTGGAAGCGGCAGGGCAGCACGTTGCCGTTCTCGTCGTAGGCGGCGATCTGGGTCAGCCGGATGTTGCCGGACTGGCTCATCCGGATCGGCAGCGAGGCCCAGTACAGGCCCTCCTTAGTCACCCCGGACCAGTTCAGGTTGGCGTCGGTGCTCTGCTTCGGGATCTTGATGTAGTAGCCCGGGTACTTCTTCGGCGGGTACTTGCGGGTGGTGTTGGTCCAGGGGAACTTCTCCTCGGCAGGCATCTTGGTCAGGAACAGCTTGGAGGCGTCGAAGGCCCCACCGCCGGAGGGGATGATCCCGGCCCCGTGGCTGTAGCTCCAGGGCAGGATCTGGTCCTGGACCTGCACCGAGTAGGCCCCGACCTTGAGCAGCCGGACCGGGTCCAGCGCATCGCGGGTCATCGCCCGGACCTCGTAGACCGTCTTGGCGTCGCGGTACTTGGTGTCCAGGGTCAGCGAGACGGTCATGTCCATCGGGGAGACGTTGGACTCGGTGATGTGGAAGAGCATGTCGGCTCCGCGCACCCCGTGCACCACGATCCCCTGACCAGCCCGGATCAGGAGCCGGTTGTACGGGATCCCACCCCGCAGCGGGTCAGTGCTCAGCCGTAGCTGCCCGGTGTACCCCGGGTCAGCGAACTTGCGCAGGTGACCCTCGGCGACCGTCTTGGCCTCCAGCTGGCTCATCCCGGCTGGGAACTCCAGACGGGACTCGTTGCGCCGGATCTTGTCGTTGACCCGCGGGTTGTCCGCGGTGGCCGGATACACGCTGGGCAGCGCCGCGAACGGCTCGTAGTAGGTGGTCGACCCGTCCCGGGTGACCTGCTGGCCGGAGAACGCGCTCCCCGCCAGGTCGGAGCCAGAGCCGAAGATCACGTTGGTGGACTGGGTGAAGTCCCGGGACAGGCTCAGCTCCACGCTATGAGCCCCGTACCAGACGTGCAGGGTGTCCTCGGTCGGGGCGGTGATCTCCGGGCGGATCATCAGCACCGGGGTGCGGCCGGTCTCCTTCTTGACCGTCCACTGGCCACCACCCTCGGTGTACATAATCGAGAGCAGGGTCTGCACGAAGCCGGTCAGCAGCGGGTCCCAGGAGCCGGTGTTGCGGGTGGTGAACCCGGTCCACTTCGCTCCGGGCTTGATCCCCCACGGGGTCAGGTACCAGAAGTTGGTGCTGCGCTCCTTGGGCACCACCTGGCTCCAGTCCGCTGGGAAGTCGATCCGCAGTGGAGAGGTCCGCAGCCCGATCCGCATGTTCGGGTCGAAGGAGTCCCGGATCAGCAGTTCGTAGGGCACCGGGCGCTGCGGGTACCAGGGCTTGGCCTTGTAGTTGTCGAGCTCGAACAGGGCCCCCTTGAGGGTCAGAGCCAGGCCGTCGTTGCTGATCTCCTCGGAGACCATGAACCCTTCCCAGACCCAGGTGGTCGGAGAGCCGTCGTCGTTGTACCAGGCGATGTCGACCATCACCCAGGGCACCATCCACCACAGGTCCCCGTAGCCGGGCCGCTCGAACCCGCTGACCTGCGGGAAGTTCAGCTGGGCGGTGGCGTCCCCGAACGGGTCCACCGAGCTCATCGAGTTGATCTGGATCGGGGAGCCCCGGAACTTGGTGATGTCCACCAGCTGTCCGTTGGGCGCGTGCACCATGACCCGGAAGTACCCGGAGCTGCCGCGGATCTGGTCGATCCAGGGGGTTGCCATCAGGAAGCTCCGTAGATGTCGGCCATTGCGGTGATGATCTGCTCGGGGGTCATCTCCCCATTGAACGCGTACGGGAAGATGGTCAGCTCGAACAGGTTCAGGTCCAGCGTGGTGTTCCCGGACAGGTCTTCACCCAGGATCACGTTCAGCGACCGAGTGGCGTCCTTGTTGGGGATGCGGACCTTGTGGATCTGGGTGATCCCGTTGCTCACCCGTAGCTCGGTCTTCTCCGGGTCGTTGATCAGCACCAGGTAGAACGGCTGCATCTGAGCCGGGTGGACCAGTGGAATCAGGGTGGCGGTGCCGTACTGGTTGCGCAGGTAGAAGTTCTCGTCCACCTCAACGATCACCGAGTTGCCCACGGTGTCGCCGACCCGGATCAGCGAAGCCCGCTCGGAGGAGTTGATCGTCCCGGCCAGCGCGATCATGAACGAGGAGGCGTCATCCAGGCCGGAGTTGAACGCGGAGATCAGCGAGGTCTCCTCCTGCAGACGCACCGAGGAGAACTCGTAGAACAGCTTGCCGATGGTGTAGTCGATGGTGTCCAGGCGGGGCTCTACGCCGCCCAGGGGGTAGCTGAACGAGTAATCCACCCCGGAGGTGTACAGCGGCAGCCAGCGGCCCCCTATCGGGTCCCAGAGGTTGTCCATGGCCACGAAGCGGGTGTGCGCTCCGCTGAACTCCCCTTCCCAGGGGTAGACGCCCTCGTCGACGTGCAGACCCTCGGTGCTGATCAGGTAGTTGCTGCTCACGTGCAGCATCGGCTCGTAGGGGAAGCCGTCCTTGAGCACGTACTCCACCGGACGCACCGAGGAGGCGATCAGCGGGGTCCGGCTGTCGTCGATCGGCTTCCCGGCGATGTTGCGACGTCGGGTTCTGGCGATCGGTCGAAAAACCTTGGACGCGCCGATCGTGATGTTGCGGGTGGTCACGTGACCTCCCGCCAGCCAGCCAGCTCGATCGACAGGCTGATCGACCCAGGCGGCAGGAAGGTCTGGTCCCCCAGCGAGATGTCGTACATGTCGGCGTCTCCGGCGTAGAGCACCCGGCCTCCGACCTCGGAGTCGCAGATCACCCAGCCGACGATCCCAGCCCAGTCGTCCACTCCGGGAATCGGAAAGGTGATCAGCACCGTGTTGCTGGCCGTGCCGTACGCGATCGTCCAGGACTCCGGGCCGATGCTGATCGGCACCCGGAAGTAGTCGCCGCTGGTCGGCTCGGAGATGCTCTCCCCGGACTCCGAAGCTCCAACCGCCTCAGTGACCAGCCCGATCCAGTACTCCGGCAGGATCTCCTCGACCCCGGTGAACAGCGACATCAGGTAGTCGGCACCGTCGGTGGTGATGAACCCGGCCATCAGATCACCTCGTAGCTGACCTGGGGCAGCCGGGGAACCTGCAGCCGCATCATCGCCCGAGTGTTGTGCATGTTGATGTGCCCGCGCTGGATGGTGTAGTCCGCGCTCTGGCAGGACCAGGTCTCAGCGTGGTCGCCCATGGTCAGCCGGATCCGGAACGAGGGCTGGGAGATCAGCTCTTCGAGCAGCAGCATGTTCTCGGTGACCTGGTTCTGCGAGGAGCCCAGGATGCCGACGACCAGGCTCTCCTGGACGTTCTCGCGCACTGAGTGCACCAGATAGGTCCCGTCGTAGAACGGGGAGGAGGCGGTGACCCGGCGCAGCACCTGGGCCTTGTCCCCGAAGTCCTCGGCACTCATGTAGAACCGGTAGCCGTCGGTCAGGCTGTACCAGGAGGTGCCCGAGGAGATCGCCACCTCGAAGTTCTCCAGCCGATCCCCGTCCCGCTTGATTCGCTCCGTGTGCCGTGGCGAGAAGGTGCCTACCGGCTCATCGACCACCGAGTTGAAGTCGCGGAAGTACAGCGTCCCGGCCGTCTGCATCGGGTCCGGCCGGGTGGCGTAGACCACCGCGAAGTCGTCGGCATAGGCGAACACGGAGGCTCCAGCGCCAGCGTCCAGGCCCTGGCTGAAGGTGCCCCGGCGCACGAAGGTGTCCCCGTCGTAGAGCATCCAGGACCACTGGCCCTGCGCGGGGTACAGGGTCTGGTCCTGGTAGATGATCCCCAGGTCACCCCCTGCTGAGACGATTCCCGGATCTCCGGTGCCGTCAATAACAGGCAGGGTAGGGCCCCAAGTCCCGGTGGACAGGTCTCGGGTGGTGTACAGGATCCGGTCGCTGCCGCTGAAGGTGAAGTACGGGCCCTCGCGCATCACCAGGTGAATGGTGGAACCGACCACTGCGATCCGCGGGTGCACGTTGTCCATCGTTGTCAGCTGGCTGGCCAGGCCCAGCGAGGTCCAGGTGGTCAGGTTGGTCGAGCTGTAGAGCTTGGCCACGTAGGGGGAGTTGGTAGCGGTCTTGATCGTGACAGCCAGGTAGTAGGTCCCGTTCGCGAACACCAGGTCGGAGACCACCGAGTGGAAGTCAAGCAGCGGGATGCTGGTGAACGCGGTCCATCCGGTGATTCCGTTGGGCGAGGTGACGTGCAGGTTGTTGTTGATCCCACCGGGCACCCCCATCTCGCCCAGGGTCATGACGAAGTTGGACCCGTTGTGCACCACTCCGCCCAGGCGGTAGTCGTAGCCCGGCACCCCGTCCCAGACCGACACCGGGGTACTCCACGAGGTCCGGTTCTGCGAGGTGGACACCATGATGTCGGAGGGGGAGGGCTTACCCAGATCGGGGGCGGTCCGCCAGTACGCGTAGATGGTGTCCCCGACCACGCAGGTACGGACCGCTTCAGCTCCGACGACCTGGGCGATCAGCCGGTTCTCACCGATCATGTGGAAGCTCATCAGTGCCGACCCTTCAGCGTTTCCAGGGCCTTCTTGGCCTGAAGCTTGCGCAGCATCTCGTCAGGGTCCTGGGACTGCACGGTGATCGGCCCGGTGATCTGGGTGCTCTTGTCGATCCGTGAGTAGTAGCTCACGGTGTTGCCCTGAAGCGGAACTCCTCCGGACGCCACCAGAGCGCGTTTGGAGTCGGAGGAGTTCCGCTTCATCACTTCGAACAGGAAGTCCACACCGCGTTGGTTAAGCGGCAGGACAGCCTCCGGGCCGTTCTCGCCCACCCCGATCTGCTGCTTGCCCCCGAAGACCGCGCCCTCGCCGTACCAGTGCGGGGTGTGGCTGTTCCAGAAGTCCCAGGCCTTGCTCGGGTTTCCGTAGCGCTGGGCGATGTACTGCAGCCCGTACTTGCCCTGCAGGGTGGGGTCGGAGGTCTTGTGCCCACCCACGCCCTTCCAGGTGGAGTTGAGGAACTGGAACAGGCCGTACGCGCTGGAGGTCGGGTTCTGGGCCTTGGGGTTCCAGGAGGACTCGTGCGCGACCAGCTGGTCCAGGTCCCGCCACTGGTTACCGGTCCAGCCCCGCTGAGCAGCCAGTTGCTGCACGATCGCCTTGGCCGAACCGCCACCGGTGGGGTTGTAGTCGAAGTCGACCGCACCGCCGGGGGCAGCGCTCATCACCATCCCCACCTTGGCGATCTTCCTGGCCAGCCAGTCCTTGCCCATCGCGTTGGCCCCGTTGAGGTCGTTGGCGTCCATGGCCTTGGAGAACTTCTGCACCGAGGCCAGCTTCTGAACCAGGTCGACCAGGCCCTTCTCGGTGCCGTCCCAGCCGCCACCGCCACCCACACCGGCTGCACCGGCCAGGCCGTTCATCGACTGCATCGCCCAGTGCACGTGGTTCCAGTGGTCGCCCTTGGTGACGCTGTCCATCTTCCAGGGCTTACCGCGCAGGATGGTCCGGCCATCGGCGGGTGCGTAGAAGAGCTGGTGGATCTTGTTGCCGAAGGCGGACAGGATCGTGTTGAAGGTGTTCATGCTGGGTGCGAGGTCGAGCGCCTTGCCCTGGGAGTGCATCGAGACGTTGCCCAGTGCGGTGATCGCGCCAGGCCGATAAGAGCTGGTGATCTGGACCTTGGGCAGGTTCTTGCCCAGCCAGGCTTCCATCTGCTTGTAGACCATGCCGCCGTCGGCGAACTTGGGGAGCTTGCGGTCCTTGACCGCGTCCATGAAGTCCTTGCCGTAGTACTGCACCGCATCCACCGGAAGCATGTACTCCCCGGCCGTGGCCATGATCGGGATGTTGTCGGCCCGCTTGTGCGGGGAGCGACCACCGATCTCACCACCGGCAGCGAACTGCCCGTAGTTGTAGGTCTGGCCGCCGACCTTGACCGTGCCGGTCATCTTCTTGCCGCCACCAGGAGTGGTCAGCGCGCCGCCGGTGTCGATCCCCAGGGACTGGAACAGCGCGTTGACCTCACGGGCGCTGGTCCCCGTAGCCGCAGTGATCGAGGTGGACAGGGAGTTGATGTTGTCCAGGACCGCGGTCAGCTGGTCCTTGGCAGCCCCGGACAGCCCGGCCAGGGCTTCCTTCTGCAGCTCTGCGAAGGTGCCGGTCACCTCGGTCATCGAGCGGTTGAAGGCGTCCGCAGAGCGGTCCATCCCGGTGTCGTACGCGGTGGCCTGCCGGTCCATCGAGTTCTCGAACTGCTCAGCCTGGCGGGTCATCGCCTGGTTGTAGTCCTCTTCGCCCTGGTCCATCGAGCGCTTGAACTGGTAGCGCATCTCCTGCCACTGGGTGTTGGACTCGTCGGTGTTGATTTGCCCAGCGACCGCGTTGCGCTTCTTGGCCATGTCGTTGAACGCTTTGACCATCTTCGGGTCATTGGCCATGTCGTCAGCCAGGCGAGCGAGCTGTTGCATGTTGGCCGGGTCGTTTAGACCCATCTGCTCGATGGTGGCGTTGGACATCCCGGCCCTACGCAGCCGGTCCAGGTTCTTTTGCTGGTCCTCCAGGTTCTTCTGCTGGTCGGCCATGTTCTGGTACAGGTTGGCCGCGTCCCAGGTCCGCTCGGTGGTCTGCCGCTCGTAGATGTTGGTCATCGTCTTGGCCGTGTTCTTGGCCATCGTCTCGACCTGGTGGTTGAAGTTCTGCTCAGCCCTCAGCCGGTTCTTGGTGTAGTCCATGAAGGCCCACTCGCGCTGCCGGGCGAAGTCCTCCTCGGCATACCCACGCTGGAGCTGGTAGTCGTCCTCAGCCTGCTGGCGCGAGATGTTGAACTCGCGCATCGAGTTGACCATCGTCTTGACCCGCTGGAACTGCTCCTGCTTGAAGGCCTCGGCCGCAGCCCGGTCCTCCTCGCGGTGCGCTCCGGTGACCTCGGAAGGCCGGGACAGGTCCGCAGCCAGCGAGGTCCGGTAGTTCTGCATGAGCTCAGCACCACGGCCCGCCGTGGTCATGTAGCCCATCTCCTCGGACTGGGCCTGACGAGTGCGGGCTCGGGCCTGCTGAGCCATCGCACCGAGCTGGGTGGCCGCTCCACCCGCAGCAGCGGTCATCTCGTCCAGGTGGACCGACGCCTCACCGAAGGACTGGGTCAGCCCGATCGAGACGTCCGACAGCGTCTTCATCGCGGTCCACTGGGCTGCGACATCGTTCTCGTTGGCCAGCGCCCGCTGAACAGCCCGTCCAGGTCCACCGGTGCCGCTGCCACCGAAGACCGCGGTGGCGGTGGCGTTCAGGTTCCCCTGCTGGTAATCGACGTAGCCCGGCGTTCCCGGCCTTGCGTCCTTGTAGTCCACCCCGCGCAGCCGGTTCAGGGCCATCTGGTCGATGCCTGCGGTACCTGCCCAGCCGGACTGGTAGGTGCGCATGTTGGGCAGCGTCGTCGCCGCCATGTTGTAGCCCGGGCCAGCAGCAGCCTGTGCCGCCTTGAGCTCAGCACCGATCCTGGTGTCGCCCTGAGTCAGCTGACGCTGAACACCGATCGGGTCGCCCTTGTTGTCCATCAGCGCATCGGCGATGGCTCTGACGCTGTCCTCGTCGACGTTCTCGCCCAGGATGCCCTTGGCGTAACCGCGGGCCGCATTGCGCAGGGCCAGCTGGTTGCGGTTGTTGGCACCGGAGCCACCAGGGCCAGCAGGCCCGGCCTTGACCTGGCTGGCAGTCAGCGCGTTCAGCGAGGCGATCGTGGTCTGACCGGCCTGCTTAGTCCCCGGCCCGGACAGGGCGATCTGCTCCTGGATCGTGCTGGCCACTCCAGCGGAGGCCGCGATCGCCTGGTCGTTGAGCTTGAACTGGTTGGCGAAGCCCTGACGGCGGTAGGCCTGCTGGAACATCCCGGTCAGCTCTGGCGCATTGGCCATATTGCCGGTGTTCATCACGTTCTCGACCCGAGCCAGGCCAGCCGCGTCGGACCCGTAGAGCCGGACCAGGTCGGCCTGCAGCGCCTTCTTCTCGTTGTCGGAGGGGTTGGCCGACATCACCTGGCTGACCAGCGAACGGACCTCGACCGGGGTGGCACCCTCCAGCGCCTTGTTGGTGAAGGACTCCCGCTTGGCGGCGGTGATCACGTCCGCGCCCGGCTTGGCGCTGTACTTGGCCACCTGACCAGCAGCAGCGGCCTCCTTCATCACGTCGGTGAAGGACTTCGTCGCCCGGGTGGCCTCACCGACGGCTGCGGCGTAGACGGCCATCGGGGAGGAGTTGGTGGTGTCCGAGGCGAAGTTCTGGATCTGCTCCTGGTTGGACCTGTGCAGCCCGTAGAGCGCCATTCCGCCCATCAGCCCACCGGTGATCGCCAGACCGGCAGGACCACCCATCGCGCCCATCAGGCCACGTCCAGCACCGGCGATCGCCGTACCGGCACCACGCCAGCCACCAGCACCTGGCATGGCCGCACTGAGCATCCGACCAGCACCGCGCTCGGCGATCACCAGGGAGGAGTGTGAGGCCTGGATCAGCGACTTGGCCAGCAGCCCGGACTCACGGGTCAGCTGACCGAACACGGTGCCGACCCGACGGGTGGAGTCGGCAGCCTGGTTCATCCCCTGGGCCAGGTTGGTGGCTGCAGCGCCCCCGCCTGCGGTACCTCGTAGCTGAGCCCAGCGGTCCTGGACGTTGTTCCAGCCCAGCGCTCGGGCCACGTCGGCCCGGGGCATCATCTGCACGCCCTGGTCGCGGTTGAAGTTGTTGGCCATCGCGTTGGACGACAGCGGGTCCAGCCCGGAGCGCAGCATCGACCCGACGAATCCGACACCGGCCGCGGTACCGCGCTGGGCCATCCCCAGCCAGCGAGTGGGCGTACCCGCCAGGTTGCTGCCCACCTGACCGGCAACCGGACCCAGCCGCTCACCGACCCGCCCGTACATGTTGTAGAGCCGCTGCTGGGTCGGGGAACCTACGTAGTCCCGACCAGCCCGGAAGTTGCGGTTCTCCTGCAGAGCGGCACGCTCGGCCTGGGAGTACCGGGACAGGTCTCCCCCAGTGAGCATGGCCCGTTCCAGCCCGCTGCTGCGCAGGCCCTGGAAAGCGGTTCTACCGGCACCGAAGAGCAGGCCGAAGGTGGACAGCCCGGTGAAGGCCTTGACGATGGTTCCGGCCATCACCATCGCCGCAGCACTGGCCAGGGCGAACCCACCAGGCAGCTTGCCTAGCTGCTGCAGCACCATGTTGATCGGGGAGACGATCGCGTTGACTGCCTTGGCCACGCCCTCTAGGACCGGCAGCACGCCCTTGCCGAAGGCCTCGCCGATCATCTTGGTGTTCTCGGCCAGCTTGTTCATCTGGTCGTTCAGGCCCTGGAAGGCCCGGTCAGAGGCCTTGTCCAGGGTGCCGGTCGGTGAGCCCTGGATCGCCGTCGCGACTTGTGCGCGCATGTTTCCTGACCCGGCCACGGCCTGGATCGACTTGTAGGTGCGCACCCCCTCCAGGCCGAACTTCTCCAGGGTCTTGATCGCCTGCGGGCCCTGCTTGTTGATCGACTCGAAGAACCCGGTCATCACGTCGACCCGGGACATGGTCTTGAGCTGGTCGACGGTCACCCCGATGGTGTCCGCGTAGGCCTGTAGCTGAGGAGACCCAGTCGAGATCGCCTTGTTGATGTCGGTAGCGACCTTCTGGAAGGCGCTCGCTGCGGCGTACCCGTCGGCCCCGGCCTTGTTGAAGGCCGTGGAGACGCCCATGATCTCCTTCTGGGTCATCCCGGAGACCTTGGCGATCGGGGCGATGGCCTGGGAGAACTGAAGGACTGCGGTAGCGCTTACGCCTGCGCGCTGGCTCAGGTCAGCCAGGGTGGCGTTGAAGTTCTTGGTCTGCGCGACACCCTCGGTGCCCATCGTGCGCTGGAGCTGGGTCATCGAGGCAGCGAGCTGACCGACCCCCTCACCGGTGACCGCGCTCAGCTTGGTGAACGAAGTAGCCAGTTCGTTGATGTTCTGGGAGGACTGGCCCAGCTTGTTCAGCTGGGTGGCCAGGTTGATGGCCTCCTGGCTGGTCATCCCGAAGGTGGCGCGAAGGTTGGTGACCGTCTTCTCGTAGTCCTTCATGCGCGCCTCGTACTGAGACTGCGACTTGGACACCATCGTCATCGACGCCTGCAGCTGGGACATCTGCTGGTCCAGCTTGCCTGCCGCCACCCCCATGGCGACCAGACCGGCGGTCATCCCCGCGCCACCGATCTGCATGGTGCGACCAGCAGACCGGAAAGCCCCGTCGATCGCGGACGTCAGCTTGACGACCGAGTCGAGCATCTTGTTCGTCGTGGCGGTGGCCGAGTTGACGCTCTGCTCGTACGGGGTGACGTTGGCGCTTAGGACGACCTCGGTCTCTTCAGCCACCTTGATCTCCTACTCGTCGGACTCCCGGTGCATGTGCCTGCGCCGAAGCTCCCGCTGGTACTGCCGATCACGAAGTTCGGTTGTCACCGGGATGAGCTCGATACGGGTGCCGGGGAGCTTGTCGCCCTCGTTGCTGACCTCCTTTCGGTAGCACCCAGGGCAGAAGACCTCCTGCACGTCGTACGCGTACTTGTTCTCTTCCCACTCCCATGATGCTGTGCCGCACAACTGACACGTCTCGGCCTGCTCCAGCAGGTAGGCAATCACCTTCGCCCTACTGGAGACGTCCCATTCCAGGAACTTCTCGTGCGGGATGCCCTTATCCACGCAGTAGGAGATCTCCAGCTTGAAGCCGGGGTCTACGCGGAGGCGGTTTCGGTAAAAGGGACGTCCAGCCCCTTCATGCACAGGTTGGAGACGGTGTCGAAGAGGGTGTTCAGCTCACCGGTGGACCACTCTTCGGAGGTCCAGATCTCCCGGGTGTCGGCCTCGGAAAGCTTGGGGTCCAGTGAACAGGCGGCCACCAGAGCAGGTGGGAAGGTGTTCCGGTTGAAGGCCGCACCGGCGATTCGTTGATCCTGGGTCGGCGGGTGCTTGGCCTGCAGAGCATCCAGCTCCTTGTAGGAGATCGCCTCGAAGACCATCGACACGTTCTCGCCGTCGATCTCCATGGTCAGAGTGTCGCGGCGGCGCTTCTTGTTCTTCAGCTGGTCCAGGACGGACTTCTTGGACGCCACAGCCTGCTCGTTTCGGGCCTGCTGGATCTTCACTTCGGTACTCATGGGGCTCCTCTGGGCGGTGAGGCAGGTGGGGAGGGGCTAGTGGGTCCTCAAGCCCCTCCCCGGTCTGTTAGGCGATGACCGCATCTTCAGCAGGCACGTTCGGGATGCTGCAGGTCACCGTGAAGGTCTCCACGGTGTTGTTGGCCATGTTCGACATGGTCCGGGAGACCACCAGGATGGGCCAGACCTCGACCTTGTCGTCGGCCAGCGGGGTAGACCCCGTACCGCCGAAGCGCTGGATCACGAAGAAGCCCGCGGTCTTACGCGGGAGGGTCTTCCAGGCCAGGTCGTCGGTGAGCTGGTCACCGTTGTCCCGGTAGAAGTCCGCCGTGAGCGTGGCCTGCACCGTACCGGCGATGCTGGTCTCGAACAGGGTGGAGATGTTCGGGGTGGGGACGGTGTTACCCGTCGTGGACGCGTTGATGGAGATCAGGTACGACGTCAGGTTCTTGCCCGCCGTGAGCTCCGCGCTGGTGACCGAGGACAGATCTGCTACCGCCGGGAGGAAACCGAGGTAGGACTGCTCGTTCGGGATGACGCGAGCCATTAGCTCTACCTCACTTCTTCTCGTTGGTAGCAGCGGTGGACGCCTTGGCTTCGGGCCGGTCTTCGACCTCGCCGACGATCCGCTGGCCCGAGGTGTTGACCTCGTTCACAGCTGCGATCGACGTCTTGCCCTTGTCGTCCGGATCCACTGGGACCCATCCGGCATCCATCCAGACCTCCAGGGATTCCGGGAGGCACTCACCCAGCTGCTCGATACCTGGGTGCTTGATCTTCACTTGACCCTCGCGAGTCGTCTTGAAGTCCTTCTTCTTCTCGGCCATTACGACAGCTCCTTCGATAGCCAGATGATGACCACATCACTTTGGGTGAACTCCGAGGGTTCGGTGTTGTCAGAGCGACTCACTCCACCTATAGAGTTTGCACGGGCCTGCTGGATTTTCCAGCCACCCCCGTTGAGCACGACCGTCTCCTTCTCCAGAGCGGCCACCACCTTCCTGCCGATGTCCGCGTAGGTCTCGCATTGGTGGCGGGAGATCCCCACCGAGGTCAGCGAGTACGGGGCTCGGAAGTCTGTTGAGGAGTCCCCGATGGACCCGGTCGGGTCCGGTACCGCCATCGGGTTGACCACCAGGTAGGGCTTGAACGTGCTGTTCGGGGCGTTGGGATCGTCGTCCCAGCCCCCGGTTGGCGGGGCGGCCCCATCACCGATCAGCAGGTTGGCCGCACGCAGGGTGGTGATCAGGTAGTTGGTGATCCCGCCCCGGGGCAGGTAGCTAGGCATTGAGCTTCGGCTTTCCGGCGAGCAGTGACGCACCGGTCACCGCGATGTCGTCGGTCAGGTTCTCGATCGCCCACTGCTTGGCCGGTCGGATGTAGGGCTGGGCCTTGGTGCCCGGGTGCTTCACGCTCTTGGCGTACCTGGTGCTACCACCGACCTGGAAGGCCAAGACCCCGCCCGCTTTGGCCATGATCACGTGGGGCTTAGTGCCGTACTCCACGTACTTGGCGTACTCCACCCCGACCGGACCGATGTGGTAGGTGCTGCCGTCCTTGACCACGGCGATGCTGTCCCGCAGGGTTCCGGTGTCGACCGGGACTAGCTGACGCATCTGCTCCTTGACCTGCTCGGCGGCCTTGTCCATGTCGGACATCACCGCAGTGCGGATCTGGGCCTTGGCCCTGCTCAGACGGTCTCGTAGCGCCGTCAGCTCTCGGTAGTCGCTCACCAGGTCCGCCTTGGGTATGGTGCAGCATGGAGAAGTTCTGGAAGCACGTCGAGAAGACCGATACCTGCTGGCTCTGGCGAGGACCAGTGGGGAACCACGGGTACGGGGTGTTCTACACCGGGCCGAAGCGCTACCTGGCCCACCGATGGGTGATGGGGGAGATCCCGGAGGGGATGCACGTCGACCACCTGTGTCGGGTGGTCCTGTGCGTGCGACCAGAGCACCTGGAGATCGTCACCCCGGGCGAGAACACCCGCCGGACCACGCCGTACCGGAAGAGCCGTACCCGGACGCACTGCGCTAACGGTCACGAGATCACCCCGTCCAGCCATGTGATCCGGGTGCAGGACGGCGCTGAGGCCTTCCGATGCCTGGTCTGCGATCGGGAGAAGAGTGCGCGGTACGCCGCGAAGCGAGCTCTACCATGACGACTTGGTGCTTTCCACGACCTGCACGCGGAACCGACGCGACGCTCGCAAGCCGCCACCTCGGACCACGGACAGGATGTTGACCATCCGACCGACCAGGTCGGAGTCCACGCTCATGGTGATCTGCACGACATCGTCGGCCTCGGGAACCACTGAGTTGAACGGCAGGCTCAGGTAGGCCTCGGTGGTGGTGATCTGCTCGTCCCCCACGACGATCTGAGAGCCTGCGTTGACCTCCCAGAACCGGCAGGGCCCGTCGTACTTGATCTCGCCCTGAAGACGCACTGCGTCGCCGGTATCGGGGTCCACCACGATCTCGCCCGGGGTCCAGATCGTACAGGCGTCCACCATGTGCTCGGTGGTCCGCTTGCGCACGTAGGAAGCGGCGAACGGAGAGATCCTCACCGGTACCAGCCCTCCCACTCCGGACTCAGGTACGCGGCCTCGTCACCTCGGTCCTGCGGACCGGCCTCGACGAAGTCGTGCATGCCCGTGCCGAAGGCGGGACGGGTGACCGTGGGGTCGGGCTGCTCACCGGCATTGATGCCGCCCATGCTTACCTCGCCGCCGGTGAGCAGCGTTTCGTGCTGGCGCAGCAGGCGCGCAGCCAGATCTAGGTACTTGCGTTGCAGCTCTGAGGTGCCGACGGTCTGGCTGTCGGAGGTGGTGGTGACCTCACGGGAGAACTTGGCCGCGATAGCCTCACACGCCATCGCGGCCACGTAGTAGATCGACCCCTTGGGGTACCAGATGTCGATCAGCCAGCTGATCTCGTCATCCTGGAGAAAGACCTCGGTCTCGTCGGCGTCACCCACGAGGAAGCGGACCTGGTCAAGCTTGGTGACCAGGCCGCTGTCGTAGGAGAACCCCATCGATGATCAGCTCTTCGATTCGACCTTCGGAGCTGAACCAGTCGACACCCGGGTCCGCTCGGAGTCCTTCTGAGGACCACGGCCCTTCTTGCGCTCCTCGCGCTCCTTGGCGCGCTGCTGACGCTGCTCCTTCTGGCCTTCCACAGCTCCTTCGGCGACCTCTTCGGCAGTGGCCTCGGCTGAGGTGTCCTCGACCTTGGCGTCCGGGCCGTTCTGCTCGGACTCCTCGACGTCCTCGACGTACAGGCCCTGCTTGACCGAGTGCATCTCCAGGTAGTCCTGGACCTCCTCGTTGGCGGCGTCCAGGTCCTTGTCCAGGTCCGAGGTGGGCACGTAGTCGCCCGAGGCCTTGTCCTGGTCACGCTTGTCGGAGGCCTCGGAGATCCGCTGGCTTACGGTCTTCTTGGCGGTACGGGTGCTGCTCTGGTTCTCGGGCATTACTTTGTTTCCTTTCGCGGGGCGGGGGGCGTCTTGTCCCCACGCGTCAGCTTGCGACCGAGGGCACCTTCGGCGACCTCCAGGGTGGTGGGACCCTCGGGTCGTTCGACCCCAGGCTGTTGGGTGGCCTTGAGCTTGTCGTGGATGATGACCTGCTCTTCGGCCTCGTCCTCGGCTCGCAGGACTTCCTCAGGCGGCTCGCCCTCTTCGGTGGGGTCCTCCGGGTCTGGGAACTGCGGCACGCTGCGGGTGCCCATCGGGTCGCCCTCCAGAACCGCCTTGACCTCGTCCATCGTCTTCACGTCGTTGAACAGGTGCGGAGGCAGCCAGTCGTAGCCCTCGTCGGGGGCGTAAGGCCAGATGAACCGGTTGTCGATCAGCACCTGCAGGTTGCCGAACTGCTCGGCCTCCTCGTTAGGGATCACCGACCCGGCTTCATGCACACCGAACTCGCTCTGGAAGGTCTGCCCGGCGATGTAGGCCACCCCGGGAACGTGCTGGAAGTTACCCGGCATTAGTGCCTCCGTGCTTCTTTTCCCATCGGGAGTCGATCTTGGAACGGATCTTGGTGGCCCGCTTGCCCTTGCTGTTCTTGTTCAGGGTGAGCGCTCCCGCAGAAGCTCCACCGGCAGCACCAGCAGCTGCCATGGTGCCCACGAAGCCCTTGAAGTTGCGGACCTTGTAAGGAGCTCCGACGCGCTTGATCCCCCGGTGAACACCCCAGGAGCTGCCGACACCGCCACCGATCGCACCAGCGACCCCGGCGTTACGAGCGTTCTCACCGCGGCTGTTGTTCACCGCCTGACGGTTCATCGAGTGCTTGCGCTGCGACGGACGGGTCTTGGTCTCGAACGGGTCGGACTTGGAGATCTCGTCGCCGTGGTCGATGCCCCAGTAGCTGATCATCCGCGCCTCCCGAGAATGAACATGAGCAGCGCGATGATCAACAGCACGCCGACGATGATCCAGATGATGTTGCCGCCACCGATGTCCATGGTTCTCCTTACGACTGGAGGGGGACCGGGACCGAACCCGATCCCCCTCCGAGGCCGAATCGATCAGGCGACAGC